CTCCGGCGAACCGTCCCAGAGCTGGTACATCATCCGCTGGCGGCGGCGTGCCACGCAGCGCGGGTTCTTGGCGTACAGGGCGGCCGTGCGCTGCTGCACATGACGCTGGGCCAGGTTGACCACGTACTTGTCTTCGCCCCATTCCTTGGGGTCGTAGCCGTGGAACACCAGGTCCATGTCGCGTTTCATGCGCTCAAAGGCCTTTTTGTGCTCGCCCTTGGCGGTCGTCACGCGACGCATCATCTCGCTCACAAGGTTCTTGCGGGCAAGCGATGCCTCCTTCTCGCCGTCGTCCTCGACGGTTGCCACAATCATTTGAACTTGCTCTTCCATCACCAGCCTTTCGTGGCCGTCGCCAGCCGTTGTTGTTTGTCTCGGAATGCCGCGTCAGCCCTGAGCCAACCCAGCGTGCCGTAGCGTGGGCCGCTCTCGGCAGGTTTCGTGCGCGAGGGCGTGGCCATGCGGTCCACGGCCCGGCCCAGCCATGCCAGCGCATCCACAAAGTCGTCATGCCTGGCGTTGGGGAACTTCAAGAGCTCGTCTCGGGCGGCCATGACCCAGGGCGCATGCTTGGGAAACTTCACCTTCTTCATGCTCATGCGGCCCATGATCGACTGAGCGCGCTGCACCTTGTTGCCAATCGGCGTGACCTCTTCGACGGTGAAGTAGGTCCGCTCTTCCTGCATGCGCTTGCGCAGGAACGGGCCGATGGCCTTGCTGATGTGACCCTTCTCGGCAAACCACAGCATCGGCTTCCATTGCTTGGCCAGGCGCAGCATCGCCTCGACCTGCTTGTCAGCGCCTGCCTTTTCCCACCACACGTCCAGCAGGTAGATGTCGCCGTACTGGTCCACGCCGCCGACCACCATCACGGTGGCGTCGTTGCGGGTCTTGTCCTCGCCGATGGCGTGGTCGCTGGCGGCGTAGATGCGCAGATCGGGCGGCAGCTGCGACTTCTCGTAGCTCACCAGCCAGTCAGCGCGAAACAGGTCGCCGTCGTCTGGCGTCGGCCGCTGCTGATACAGGGCCGAGAAGCCCCGGGGATCGAGCTGCTTGGCAGCGTTCAGGAAGTCCAGATCAAAGCGCTCAGGCCACAGGGCTTCGCCAGGCTGGCGGCCCAGGGGATCGCTGTCGATGGCGATGGCCGGCAGGTTGATGATCTTCCACTTGGCCGCCTCGTCCTCGGAGTAGCAGGGGTTTGTCGGGTCGGTGATCCGCCCGATCAGATCGTCCTCATGCCAGCGTGTGTGCACCACGACGACGGCCGCAAACTTGGTCATCAGACGGGTCATGGCCACCTGCGTGAACCAGTCCCAGAGCTTCTGTCGCAGCGTTGGCGACTGCGCCTCTTCGCTGTCCTTGATCGGATCGTCGATGATGAGGATGTCAGCACCGCGGCCGGTGATCGAGCCACCGCGACCGACGAATGCGGCCATGCCGCCGGCGCCGGACTGCAGCTTCTCCTTGGACAGGCCGCCTGCGCGAAACCTGAACTTGGGGAACACCTGCTTGAAGGCCGGCGACTGCATGATGGCGCGGCAGTCCGAGCCGATGTCCTGCGAGAAGGGCTCGTTATAGGTCGCAAAAATGATGTTGCGGTACTCGTCGCGGCCCAGCAGCCAGGGGATGAAGCGGCGAGAAATGAGCTCCGTCTTGCCATGCCGCGGTGGCAGGGTGACGATCAGCCTGGGGATGTGGCCCTTTTCGACTTTCTCAAGCACCTTGGCCAGCGCTCGGTGGTGCTTGGCATCCTTAAAAGTAGACAAGTCCACGTTTTCCGGGTCTTCGATGTCCGGCATCGTGAACTTCACGAACTTGAGAAAGTCGTCGCGGGCCTCCAGGGCGAGCTTTGCCCGCTTGGCAGCCGCGATCCGCTTTTCAATGGCCGACAGCTTGGCAGCGCCGTCGTCTGGTGCGACTGCGTTGTCCTGGATGTCTGCGGTTTCGGTCATTGTTGGTCGTCAAAAACTCATCAGGATCGGAAGCAGCTGGCTCACCAGCAGCAGGACCATACCCACCAGGGCGGCAGCTGCAGCAAGCGAGACGATCCAGTCCAACATTTCATGCCTTCCAGTGCCCTGCGAGCCAGGACACCACCGCTCCGGCGGAGGATGCGATGGCCATGCCCATCCAGAAGCCGCCTTTGCTCTGGTTGGCCAACGCCACCAGCTGTTCAAGCTGCGCCTCCATCTTGTCCACCTTCTTGTCCATCTCCTGCACCTTCTGCCACATGGCGCCATACTTTATGGGGTCGATTTCACCTGGCTCCATGCGTCACCTCAATCTGCGGGTTGAGGCTGATCCGCGGGGAGCGGTTGGTTGCCCTCGGCCAGCCATTTCAGGTAGGCCTGATAGTCGGTGTTGGCGGGGTCGAAGGGAATGAAGGCGTTGTCTGCGATGCGTTTGATGCATTGCGCTGCGCCCATGATGGTGCCTGGAAGAAGTTGGTACATGATTAAAGCTCCGCACTTACAGTGAATGACAAGCCCATTCCAGCGGCTCCAAGATTGCTGTACTGGAATGCAACTACATCAGGGCCAGAAATGGCGAGTGAGTAACTTGTCGTGTCAATCCATGAGCCAGAAAAGTACGAGACTCTTCCGCTAGTACCCGACGTGAAACCAAATGCGGTGACCGTTCCTGCCGCACGCATTGTTGTTGGCAGCACCCACTCGGTAGTAATGTAGTTGCCCAACGTGGTACTACCCCAATCACGATAAGCAGCCTGCTGGCGGTAAAAATACCGCTGACACAGCGCCAGCTCAGCACCAAACTGCCTGCGCTCAAACGGCGTGGCAACAGTGCCTGCCTCCAGTTGAACGCCTGTGATGTAGAAGGTGGCTCCGTTGGTTGCGGAAACCTGCACAGACCCGCTGACGCCATTGAATGCAGTGGTGGTTGACCACACACCAGCAGTACCCAGCATGGATGGCCCGCTGCCCATGTTGAAGGCCAACTGCAAGCCAGCGCTGTTGTTTGTGTTCCAAGAGCCACCCGTGTCGCCCGGGACGGTGATGATCTTTCTTTCCCAGGTGTTTGCAGCGCTGATCGTGAAAGTAAACGGATATGCGCGCGTGTATCCGTTGGGGTTGCGAATGGCACCAGAGTGTTGACCAGTCACTGACGAGCGAACCCAGAAGCTCACGGAGATGGGTTGCGCGCTTGCTGTACCCCAGGCCAGGTCCGCGACATTGAAGCCCTCGATTTGCTGAAACAAAAGCTGTTCGTCAGAACCGGTCGGCGTGTATGCCGATGTGACTGTGAGGCCCAGGTAGTCGGCAAAACTCGCAGGCGGCGTGACGCTGCCAGCGTTGCGCTGCACGCTAAAGCGGTTTGTGGCGATGCTGTTGTAAAAGGCCCAGCGATCAATGGTGTACGTGACAGCAGATGCAGCCACACCAGGCGTCACGGACGCACCGTTGTTGCGCTGGTCAATCCGCATATCACCGTTGATGATGCGGTTGCGGAAGGCCAGCTCGTTGCCACTGTTGGCCAGTTTGGCTGGCGTGATTGCGTTGTTGGCGATCTCACTGGTGCCTATTGCGCCATCAGCGAGTAGATTTGCCAGGTCTCTTGACTTGCCCATGCTGGGACTCCTTTCGGTGTTCTGTTTGCGTGTTTGACTTAGCTGGTCTGCGCCTCGTCAGCGGGCAGCGGCGTGTTGCTTTCGGCGAGCCATGCAAGATAGGCCTGATAGTCGCTGTTGGCGGGATCGAAGGGAATGAAGGCGTTGTCTGCGATGCGTTTGATGCATTGCGCTGCGCCCATGATGGTGCCTGGAAGAAGTTGGTACATGGTCAAAGTTCCGCTGAGGCGTTGGCCGTGGTGCCCCAAGCCGGGGTAGTGCCCGCGCTGGCAAACAATCCAACATTTTCAGTGTTTGCGTTGTAGACGCTTCCTACGGCCGCCGTGCCGCTGTTTACAACAGTAGGCGCTGCTCGCATAGAGGTTTTGAAATGCCAATAGACATAACCGTTAAAGCCGGAAGGAGCAGCCGTTCCCTCGATGAATGAGTAGATCCGCTGGTAATACCGCTGACACAGCGCCAGCTCAGTGCCATACGGCCTGCGCTCAAACGGCGTGGCGACAGTGCCTGCTTCCAGTTGGATGCCGGTGATGTAGAAGGTGGCACTGGATGTAGCGATCCAGTTGGCTGATCCGCTGGTGCGCGTGAAATTGCCAGCCGCCCAGCTACCTGCAGTTCCGTGGAAGTTGGAACCAGAACCCAAATCCCAAATGACTTGAATGCCGCGAGTGTTGTCTGTCGCCCACGTTCCTGACGTATCTCCAGCAATGGTGATCGTCTTGTATTCCCAAGTGTTTGCGGCGTTGATGGTGTAAGTGAAAACATATGACCTTGCATCGCCAGCGTTAGCCAAGCGGCCAGCATACGTTCCAGTGATGCTGGATCGAACCCAAAACGAAATCGTGATCGGCGCAGCGTTTGCCGTTCCCCACCCAAGATCGGCAGTATTGAAGCCTTCGATCTCGTGGCGAAAACCGTTGTATTGCGCGGCTGATGGTGATGCACCAGTCCCGTTCGTAATCAGCATCGAGTTTGAGAAACCAGCAGGAGCGACCGTCGAGCGCTGCGCCGTTCCGGTCGTAGTCGCAAACTGCGGAGAAAAGCGGTCAACCGAGTATTGAATTGTGCTGTTTACAGTGATGCTTGCACCAGCATTCCTCTGGTCGATCCGCATGTCGCCGTTGATGATGCGGTTGCGCATGCCAATCGAGGACTCGGTTCCAGTGCGTGCGGCCAGCAGCGCGTTGACCTGCGCCTGGGTGTAGGTGTTGGCCACCTCAAACGTGCGGAAGGCGTGCACGCTGAGCTCGTCGCTCAGGGCGGCCGGCACAACCAGGACGACGCTGGTGCCGTTGGTCGCGGTGTAGTCGTCACCAGGACGCAGCACAACACCGTTCAAGCTCACGATCACGCCGCCGACGGTGTAGCTCAGGGTCACGCCGTTGGCGTCAGTGCCCGAGAACGTCGTCTGGCCAGCGGTGGCCACGTACTCATAGATGACCAGGCTGGCCTGCTGCGCTGCAGACGCCTCGATCCACTGCGAGCCATCCCACACCTTCATACCGATGGGCGCGGTGGTGCGGTAGTACAGGGCGCCAGTGACCAGCGCATTGCCGTCGTTGTCCACGGTCGGGTTGCCCGACTTGGCGCCCAGGTAGCGGTCGTCGAAGTTGTCCAGGGATGCTGCAGCTGCTGCAGCCGATGCGGCGGCCGAGGACTCGCTGGCGGCGGCGGCGCTGGCCGAAGAGGACGCAGCGCTGGCGCTGCTTGCCGCATTCGACGCCGACGTGGCCGCGGCGTTCTGCGAAGCCAGCGCGGCTGCGGCTGAGCTGCTTGCGGCCGAGGCCTGAGTGGTCGCCGTCGTGGCCGATGTGGCCGCATTGCTGGCGGACGTGGCCGCGGCCGACTGCGAGGCAGCAGCTGCCGTGGCCGAAGCCGAGGCGTTCGCTGCCTGGGTTGTCGCCGTTGTGGCCTGGCTGGTGGCCGTCGAGGCGCTGCCGGAGGCCGATGTGGCCGAATTGGCCGCAGCCGTCTGCGAGGCAGCTGCCGCTGACTGCGAAGCGGCCGCAGCGGTTGCGCTGTTGGCCGCCGCGGTGGCTGATGCCGAGGCGTTGGTGGCCGCAGTGGTGGCGCCATCGGCTGCCAGCTGGGCCTCGATGCCCGTGCCGCGAATCATCACGTTCTTGCGCCCAGGCACGGCCGGAGCCGGGGGTGCAGTCACAAACGTGAGCGTCGATCCGCTGATCGTGAAGTCCTGGGCCGGAACCTGGGCGACGCCGGCGACGAACACCGTGGCGGCGTTGTTGCCGTTGTAGTTGAAGCTCAGCGTAAAGACGGTCTGCGAGCCGTTGCCCTCAAACAGGTCTACGGCCTGGCCACCGCCGGCCAGGGCGCCGTTGGCGATCAGCAGCCACTTGTTCGCTGCCAGGTCGTTGGCGAACTGCGTCACCGACGTGTGGGCGATCAGGCACAGGTAGGTGGCGGCGTTGAACGTCACCACGTCGCCGACGGCGTAGGCGGTCGCTGCAGCCCACGCGCCGCGGGGGTTGTACTCGCCCTGGCTGATGATGGCCAGCGTGCCTGCAGACAGCGATTCAGGCGTCACCAGCTGGTTGGCCAGCTTGCCGTCGTCGCGCTGGATCAGGGCCGCGTTGGCGCGCAGCTGGCCGACGGTCAGCGCAACCGCGTCCAGCTCAGCATCGAGCTCGCTGCCACGCAGGGGCTTGGTCGGGTTGACCTCCTGGTAGTCGCTGAAGTCGTACAGTCGGTTGTAGGGTGTCGGTTGACTCATGTCCAAGCTCCGGTGGCTGCGCCAATTTTATGACCAGCGTTTTGTAATTGCGCGACTGCCATACATTCAGGGCAAATCGCAGTCGTGTTGTTCGGCGTGGTACTGCTCGGCCGTGGCCTGCTCGTCCCA